GGCCGATCTCCTCGAGGGTGCGGCCCCCTCCACCCGATAAACCGAACCGTAGACGCATCACCATCCGCTCTCGCGGCGTCAGCTTCCGCAGAAGGGCATCCACCTCTTCCCTGCACTCGATCCTGTCGATACCGAGCGGACCGACTGCTCCGGCTATTTTGATGCGCATGACCGCTCCCCGCGCGCTCCTTGAATCTTTACGTCCAGGAAATCGCGATACACATGACCATCCGCTTTCCTGCGCACCACTGAATCCTCCGTCAGTGCATACTCGCGCCGCGCGTCAAAGCAGGTATGCACGTCATCGGTCTGCGGATCGACTGGAATCCATCTGCAGCATCGGTCACACCAGCGCATCGTATCCCTCCTACTCCGCCAGCACGGGTACGCATCGGCAGTTACCGCTGAAGCACGTCTTGCCATTTCTTCTCACCCATAGCACGTGATTGCGTGGCAACTCTACGTCGTAGACCATGCCATCGTATGGTTGGATGCTGATATGCTCGCTTCTTAACCTTGTGCCTGTTATCGTTCTCGTCGGCATTCCGTCGACTAGTGCATAGTTCACATGCGATATCAGATAGACCTTGCTTGATCGGTTCATGCTCACTGCTGCGGCCAATACATTGATTGGTTTTATGGTCCCACCCATCGCGTTCTCGTCATCCCAGTACCACTGATCATGGTCTGGGGTTACAAGTAAATCTATGTCGTGCGAGGCTATGCGGTACATCTCGCCCTTGAACGGATAAGCGATATATTTCGCGAACGGAAGCCATTCAGGGATTGCATTTGACGGGATGACACTCAGAATAATCTCTCCGCCGCACAGGCTCTTGAACGGCAGCCATCCCCTTGACGTATAGAGCTCCGTATCCTCTGAGTAGCACCTACCATGAACGGGCGTTATCCCAAGCCCAGAGTTCTGCAAGCTCTCGCCGCTCCGGTCCCCGATGTAATTCGCCCGCCCGCCCTTCACGTAGTACGCCTCACCCTTCCCGCCATTCCGAGACTTGTCCCACGAGAGCCACGGCGTCTTCTCCTTCACGCTCTCAGGATCCTCGTCACCGAACGTGGACTCCATGATGTTCATGGCCTTCGCGACCTTGAACTCATGCTTTGAGAGGGAGAGGCAGACGTCACAGGTGCGGGCGTCCCCAACCGGAAGGATGCGATAGGTGTCGTATCCTGCCGCCTGCATCGTCGTGAATACGCCCCACGAGCGCGCCTTCGTCGTGACCGAGGAGGAGAGCACGTCCCAGTAGCGGTAGTCCTTGAAGCTCTCCCCGAGCGCAGCCTTCAGGAAGTCCGCCGTCTGCTCCCGCCCGAGTCCGGCCTCCATCGCCCTCTCGATGATCCCGCGCGCTTGCTCAACCTTCGGCCCCTTGTAGTAGTCTGCGATCCACATGGCCGGCCGTTTCCCGAGGGCCTCGATCGCCTTCTCGTCTTTCAGGGCGTAGGCGGATATCCATTTCGGGGGGAGCTCAGAGAATCCGCGCTTGATCGCCATGCGCTTCCTGGTGAGCGCGAGGACCTGCTCAGCCGTTTCCTCGGTCATCGGGACAGCAGCATCGGCTATTGCCGCCCCATACTTCGGATATGAAGCCGCCACCTGCTCGATCAGGCTCTTCGCCCCGGCCGCTGATACTTCGAAGTCCGCGTCGAGGAGCTTCCCGAGGAGTCCCATGGCGTAGTCGCCCTGCTCAACGGCTACCGCCCTGAGCGTGTCTGAGAGCTTCACCTCGATCGCCACGATGTCGCGGAGGACGAGCGGGTTCTTCTCCTTCTTCGCGAGCTCGACGGGATCCCCCTGTCCGAGGACCCACGCAGCCGCCTCGTCGATCCGGTAAGCATCAACCGCATCGAGGCCGTGGGATTCTGAGCAGACGGAGCCGCATTTATCGCACATCAGTCCTGCCTCCTATCACTCACCAGTGCCCCCTCCCCGCCGCATCCCGCTCCTCGCGCCAGTCCTGTCCCGTCTGCGTGATAGCGGCGACCTGCTTCCCGTCCGGGCCATAGATGCGCGTCACGACCTGCACGGCATCATCCGGATTGGACGGTCCCCCCTTCGGCCCGTAGAACTCCGCCACCCTCTTCAGCTCATTTGCCATGACCTCACCCCTCCAGCTTCCCGCCCATGCTCCGCCGGATATGCAGGAGCGCGTCCATCACGAGGTCCGTCACCGCCACGGCCGCCTTCCCTGCGTTGTCCTTCGTGAACCCCATCCACCCCATCGGAAACGCCTCCGCCTGGAGCTTCTGGAGGAGCAGCGTCATCGGCATATTTCCTTCCTCTCCGGGATATGCCGGCACGTTCGTCCCGAGGAACTTGTTCCCGAGCTCGATCGCCCCGTTGATCGACATGCCGCCGGCGCCGGCAACGGATGTGAGCATGCTGGCGACCGTGTCCATGTCCATCAGATCCGGCCCGTTCGACCGGAACTCGTGGAACCGCACGCGCATCTCAGGCAGGAGCACCCGGTTCTGAAGGTCATCGAACTTGTTCCGCTTCGGCCGGCAGACCTGCGCCTCGAACATCTCGAGGGCGGCCTGGCTGGTGGCCCTGTTGTAGTCATTGCTCCATCCCACGAGGATGGGCGGGACCCTCGTCGACCCCATCGTCATCTTCGCGCAATTCTGGATGTACTGCTGGAACGTCGAGTCCTGCTTCTGCTGCTGCGTGAGGATCTGGAGCAGTACCTTCGGCGAGTCGATCTTACCGCCTGATGTCGCCGCTTCCGCGATCCCGCTCGGTATCTGCGCCGCGAACAGCCTGCTCGCGCTATCGTCACCCCGGACATTCTCGAACGTGTCCAGCATCCGCTTCAGCGCATCCTCCCCGAGCGTCCCGCCGCCCATGATGAGCAGAAGGATCGCAGGGATAAGGTTGTTCCTGAAATGCCGGAAGTTGCCGCGCTCGGCCTGGAACGCCCCGCCGATGTTGTACTCCTGGGACGCCCAGTCCGGCTCCCCGTACTCGCTTCCCGGAACGTACTTCCCGCAATAGATCATTTCCGTCGCTGCCGTCGTGGCATCGGGCGAACCGATCAGCTTGCCGGTGAGGTAGGAGAAGTTGCGTGGATCCATGAACTGCTTATAGTAGTGTTTCCTGTTCCCCTTGATCTGAACGAACAGCCGGAAGTAGTGGGGCCGCTCCTCGTAGACCCATTTCCAGTCATGCCCTATCCGGGCCTGCGTCATGTCCGTAGGCCGGTCATCGCGTACCAGCATTCGCGTCTGGTAACTCGGCACGTGCTCGCCCCCGCACGGTATCCCGAGCGCGTCCCGGAGCACCTCCATCGTCCACCAGCCCGTCGTCTCCTCGTCAGTCCGAAAACGACCGCGGATAGTGGTGAACGAATCAAACGGCGAGAAGTTGTCGTAGAACCGCTCGAGGCGCTCAAGCTCGACCGCGAGGAGCTCGTCCATGTCCTTGAACGATCTATCCGTCGGCCGCTCCGCCCCCTCCCCCTGTATCATCGCCCAGACGTCATCCTTCTGGGCGTCTTCCTTCGCGTACCACTTCCCGCCATCCTTCGCGAGGAGCGGCACAAACTCGTACCCGTAGCTCTCGACCCCGATCTCGAGGGCCCTGATCACCGCCGGGAGCACGCTCGAGCTGCGCGCCAGAAGGCACCAATAGAGCGGCGGCTTCCTCGGCTCGATCACCCCATCGATCTTCCTCCCCTCGAACGGATCGTCTAATGCCGACCTCGACGGAATAGCCGCCCCCCCCGAAGGCATCCCGCCCGACGCCATCGAGATCAGTTCCGAGCACGCCTTCCTCAGCGTCCCCGTGTCAACCCCTCCGCCCGCCTTCGCCATCGCCGTCTTTTTCCCCGCCCGCTTCTTCATCCTTCCGTCTCCCTTCACTGCGTTTGCGTTACTGCCCATGACACAAAAAAAGGCCGCACCGACGTCCCGGGCATCCCTCCCGGAAACGCGATGCGGCCCCCGCCTGTGGTCGGTCGGCCGTTATGTCAGACTTCTACGCGCTCGCTCAATTCCTGTGTAATCTCCCATTTCATACCCGTCTTCGCCGCGACTATCCGCACCTCACCGAATCCACGGATCTCGAGCTCCTCGATCCTCTCCATGGCCAGTGCCTTGCCAGCTCTGGCGATCTCCCGCCATTTCTGATCCCGTCCGTCCCGCTCGCTCTGTCTGTCACCCATGTCGTCCTACCTCCCGCTCGCCGCGCACGCGAACCCCGCAGCTATCTTCCTCTGATTGAGCAGGATATTCCCCATGATTTCCCACCCCCGGAGCGCGTACCGCACGGACGCGACACCGTGATCCTCGTCCTTGCTATGCGTCTGGCAGGCAAGGGAGTCATACGTCGGCCGCGCCGACTTGCAAAACAGGAGCGCCGGCCTGGTCCCACCGTCCGGGGCAGCCCGCATCGTTAGCATATTCGCGATCGTCCCCTGCCCGTAGGTCTTCCCCTCGCTCTCCACGCGGATGCACCTTCGACCCGCCGGTTGCTGTGCCGACGCCACGAACAACCTCCCTCTACGCTCCGGCTTGTCGAGCTCCATCGCCAGGTAGGTATCCTGTGGAACGCACGTCGGCCCCGTAAAGAGCGCTGTCGCTTTCGGGAACTCCATACGCTCGTGCTCACGGACAACCATGTCGGCGAAGTCGGAGGTCGCCGTGTTCCTGTCCGTCACGAGTTGACGGAGCACGACGGCAGTCCAGAAGTCATCATGCTTCTCGAACCAGCGGCCCACAAGGACCCAGGAGACCCAGGAATTGACCGGCCCGGCATCCGCCCCCATGATGAGGTGCCATGTCTTCCCGATCTTATCCCTCCATGTTTCGACCGGCATGTCGGCCTTCAGAAGGTGCGCCCGCTCGGCTATCATCGGGAATATGGCGTCCTCGATCTTCGGCATCTCGCACAGGTAGTACGCCGCGAAGGATTCCCACGCCATCATCGGGTGCTCGAACTTCTGCCATAGGTCCTCAATCGGGTAGTACCCCCTGCTTTTCTTCGCCCGGCACCCGCAAACGTCCGAGAACCGATGCGGCTGATTGAGCTGGTCGTACTTCACCATGTCCACGCACCTTTTGTACGGCTTCTCCGGCGTACACGGATAGGGGCACTTCTTCAGGACCTCGAAGATGCACCAGCGGTAGAGCCGGATCCCGCTCTTGGCCGCATCCTCGATGAGCTGCTGCATGATGCCGTTCGGATGGTGCGCTGTGGAGAACTGCTCGATCGTCGCCCGCATATTCTTCGATGACTGGGCGATCGCTATGGCCGCCGTGTATATGTGCTTCGTGAACTCGTCCACCTCGTCAAGCATGAGGATCGGCACGTGCGGCCCCTGCACGGACTTGAGGGACGCCATGAGGATCTCGATATTGCTCCCGCCCTTGTACCGCGTCTTCTCCTGCGTCGCCTCCCCGAGCACCCGGTCCCTGAACACGTCCGCATCGAATCGGCTCACGTTGTCGTACATACGCTTGCTTTGATCAGAACTCCCGCCCAAAATCCTGATCCCGCACCCCGGATTGAAATGCGCCTTGAGCCGCGCGGAAATCGCCCCCATCATCGTCTTCCCGCCGCTCCGGCAGGCATGAACGACGCAATTCGTGTGCGGAGAGAACTGCGCCTTCTCCTCGTCGCTCCACCCGTCCGTGTCCTTGAAGAAGCTCCCTGCGAGGTAGGCGAACGGGGAATCATGGCCGGGACAGGGACAGGCGCCGGGGGCATAGTGAGGAATCGCCACCTCGCAGTGCGTCGCAACGTACCCACGGAGCTGCTCGGGCGTCTCAGGGCGGATGCTCCGGCATGTCAGGTCTCTATTGCGAAGCGCCTCAGTCTCCATCGGAATCTTTCTCCATCAGATCAAGGTTCGCCTTCCAGTACGCAGCGGCCATCCTCTTGTCCCTGTCCGTGATCTCGACTTGCGCGACCTCACCGGCTTCTCCGTATAGGGCGCGCTCGGCCTTGACCGCCTCGGTGCCGTCCCTTGGGGCCGGGATAGTATCGCCACTGAGCATGGCGTTCCTGGCCTTAGCCTGCACGATCTTTAGATAGGTGGCGTGCCGATGCCTGCGTTGTGCTGCTGTCTCAGCATCTTTCTTCAGTGTTTTACTGGCGATATCATCCCTGTGCTGCTTTCGGCGATCCGTCCACTTCTCGCGGGCTGCCCTTTTCTTAACCGCATCCACCGATGCTCCATATTTCTGCGCGAGCATTTCGCATGTGACTTCTCCTTCTCCCTCTGGTGATGTGCAATATTCGTGCATCATCAGAGACCATATATGCTTACTCTTCGGCCCGCCCTTCCCTTGTCTTTTATCATTCATAACTGTCTACACCGCAATTACTTGTTGACATATTGCCAGCCCTTTGATAGCATTCTTTCGGAGGTGAAGATGAATAAACAAGGCGAGGCTGGAATAAACTGGACCGATGCGACGTGGAACCCGGTCACCGGATGCCTGCATGGGTGCCAATATTGTTATGCCCGCGCGATATCCAATCGATTCCATAGGAGCTTTAAGCCAGAGTACCATCCCGAGCGATTGAAAGAGCCCTTGCGCGAGAAAGCCCCTATGCGGATATTCGTGTGTTCCATGTCCGACCTGTTCGGTGAGTGGACCCCGAGAGCATGGATAGAGAGCGTTTTCGAGATAGTCAGAAAATGCCCGAAGCAGACCTTCCAGTTCCTTACCAAAAACCCAAAGCGGCTTCATGAGTTCAATCCTTGGCCCGGTAATGCGTGGGCCGGTGCGACCATAGACGTAAAGACAAGGCTGGAACCAAGCTTAAAAGCCCTCGAAATGGTTAAAGCCCCCGTCCGGTTTATATCGTTTGAACCGTTGAGTTGCGATATGGGGGAACCAGAGTTGACCGGGAGCGTTGAGTGGATTATCATTGGGGCGCAGACCGGCCCCAAGGGATACCAACCCGCCGAACCGTGGGTGGCAAACCTTTTGAGTGCCGCGAAGACCGCGAGGATACCCGTATTGATGAAGGATAACCTCGAATGGGAACCCCACCGTGAGGAATTCCCAGAGAGCGTAGAGATCGGACAATTAGCCCTTCTGTGAATTGTAATCATGCGGCCTTCCGCATTTTTAGTGCCCAGTAGTAGACCGTGTGCGCCTGATTCCTGAAATACTTCGCTTCAATCGTTTTCCATCCGTAGCGCCGCCTCAAGTCCTTCAGCATCGTTCCGAAGATATCCGGGTACCACCTGATAATGCATGGGATATTCATGCCAACCGGAATATGCTCCGTCGCCGAGACGAACTTGCTCACGATGCCGGTCATCTTCTGCCGGCATACCAACCCATCAGTCACGAACATCGTCATTCCACCCACAGGCTTGTCCCGGCAGATCAAATACATAAGCTTCCAGGGCGTCCCGTAGTCATCGAGGTCGAATACATTGAATTGCGATAGATCGGTTTTCTGTACAAAAACGACGTTGTCCCCGAGCCGACATAATTCTGGCGAGTGCACCTTCTCATGGTCCACGCCTATATACCCATCGACCTTACCCTTGTATACACGATCGTAAATCTTCCCAGAACCACAGAAAAGATCGCAGACCATTGCGCCCTTCGGAAGATTGCGCTTCCGAAGCTGGACCTTCGCGGACAGCATCGAGTTATCTTTCTGCTTCCATTGACGATTTGTCATAGCTACGTTTTACCTTTATTCCCTCTGACTCCAGTAGGGCGAGAGCCTTTTCGAGAATGCCCTTCTTTTCAGCCCCGACGCGCACCACGGCCCAAAGCGGATTGTCGATGGCCCCGTCAACGTCGAGTTCCTGTAGAAGCTCGTCTATGTCCGCAACCTCCGGCGTAAATTCAGCCATTTCCCGTATCTCTTCCTCGTCGAATGCCGTGAGGTCAGTATCAAATTGGCCGTCATTGAATTGCTCCGCGAAAAGGTCTGCCGTCTTTGTGAAATCCAATTCAGACAACTCCGCTATCTTGTTGTCAGCGACAAGATCAGCGAGCTCATCCGTTTCGCTCGAATAGTCCTGATAATCTACCGGCACCTTCTTCAATCCGAGTTTCCGTGCGGCAAGACGCCGCGCATGGCCGCGCACGATGAAACCCGACCGATTGCTCACGGTGATAGGAGCACGCCAGCCTTGCCGATGAATGATCTTCGCGAGGAGCTTCACTTGCTTCTCTGGATGCGTATTCGGATTCGCAGGATGCGGCTTAAGGATGCGGAGATCGACAATGGCATCATGCGAGCATCTGACCACGATACCGTCGATCACCACATTCTTGACCTTCTTAGCCCCTGCCCGCCCATCCACGCCCTTGCTCACCCCATCTCCTCCTGCAGCGCCTTCTTGTCCGACTCGGATGCCCTCACCCTGAGCATGATCGACTCACCTCCGCACGTCACAGCATCCTCCTCGACCGCTATCACGAACCCGGCGCCCGTGATCCTCTTCGCGTCAAACCCGAGCCTCCGCGCCATCGAATCATGATGGTGCCGCTTCTCGAAGAGCACGAACCCGAAATCGGCGTGACGGATGTACTTCATCATGGCCAACTATAGTCCACTCTCCTCGCAGTACCGCCGCGCGAGCTCCATGATCCCCTCGGGGTTACACGTCTTCCCCACAGCTACGGGACCAGGCTGCTCGCAACACCAGCGGGTGAAGTCACTGAGGCACTTACGAGAAGCTGGATTCACTACCTCGTCGATTATTCGATCTGCCGCTCGTGAAGAGAATTCATCGAACTCACGCTCCGTCCACCTGACTCCGCCCTTGCTCATCCGTCCTCCTTCATTACCACCAGTATTGACGTAGCTTGTAATGTGAGGCGGCAGTTCCCTCTCCATAATGCTGAATAGATAGTGGTCATCGATCACGAGGTTCCGCAACTCGTCAAACCACTCCCGCAGCTTATGGGCATGATCCCCATCCGTGAGCTTCGCGGAGATCCGTCTGCGGATCGCGCCTGAGAGGTTGATGACACGGAGCTCTTTCCACAGCGCATTCGGCAGGACGCCCAACGGAGGCTTTTTGAGCGCCCCGGGAACCCCATCCTCATCCGATCGGTCGGCCCCGAACATCCCGACCGTTTCAGCCATCCCCGCGAACTTCCGCAGCTCCGCCACATGCCCGAGCACGATCTTGGCGTAGGGGCCAAGGCTCCCCCATCCGTGCTCCCGACACCACGGCCCATGCGGATAGGCGCCACCGTGGACAGCGTAGTGCCTGAGCCTGACGCGAATATCGCGCGCACTGTATGTGTTCCCGAACAGATACGCCTTCAGGTATGCCGCGAAACCGCAGACTGCCGGCGTCGCGAAGCTCGTCCCCGACATCTGCGGGATGCCGTAGATGTCCGACCCGTCGAAGCAGAACTCCAGCTTGGCGCCGTCCCCCGACCAGTCCGTCTTCGCCCCCCGGTCCGTCAGCGCCCCTACGGCGATCGCCCAGTTAAATATCGCAGGGGCGTCAACATCGTCCCCGATGAAGTCATCCCGCTCGTCCTCATTCCCTGCGGCGACGAAGATCAGCGTGCCGTTCTCCTCGTAGCAGGCCTTCCCGAGTCGGTTCACGGCACCCATGCTGCGGATGATCGCACGCATCGCCCGCTCGTTCTCGGCGTGAATCCCGAGGGATAGATTTACAAAATGAGCCTTCTTATCGAACGCATAGGCAAGGGCGGCCGCGATCGCCTCATTGCTTCCGCTCCCGTTCCTGTCGAGGCACTGGTAGCCATGGATCTCCACGTCGGCCTTCTTCTGCGGGCAGAGGAAATACTCGCTGGCGAGGAGCTTGCAGTAGGACCCGTGGGAATGCAGGATCGGTTCGTTCCGGTAGGCCGAGGCGTTCACCCAGGGGATATAGTCCATCTGCTGGCGTAGCTTCTTCGGCAGGAGCGCAGTTTTGCAGCCTGTATCCGCGACAACGATCTTCACCGGGCGGCCGAGGAGGTTCACGTCATTCTTAAGTACGCCGAGCACGTCCTGCATGTCAGCTGACCTTTCTTTCTATCGTCTCGACACGGATCACGGCATGGGGAATCTCGCCTGGATTAACGTACCTCTTTGCTATCCCGCCATAGACGCACACTAGGCTGTCGTCGCGCCACAACCCGACATCCGTGAGCGCATCCTTCAGGCTTTTCAGGATGTTGTCCATGTCCGGCTTGCTTGTGTGATGTGAAGGAGCGCTCGCCTTCAGCACCCCGGCGTTCTTCCCGATCCCGTAGTGTGCCTTTGGCCGCCCAAACACGAACTCACACGACAACATGAGCGGACCAATGAATTGCTCCTTATTCCACACCCGCAATACCTCGTATGCGATCGACCGTTTCCAGTTGTCGGCGGTGTCGGGGGTGTAGACCACCGGGAACTTGAGCCGGACCAGCTTTCCGCCCTTGCTGCGGCGATGAATGGACGTCTTTGTTCGCGGCTGCCCCTTTGGCTCGCCGAGGACAAGTACCTGTAACGTCCGCAACGGCCAGTCCGCCATCACCCGACCTCCCCGAACACCGGAGTCAGGACCACTTCCGGCCAGTAGCTCCAGTTGATTTCCCCGTTCTCGATCCCCTCGTAGCGGTGGGGGTCAGCAGTAGGAGCCGGTGACGGCAGAATGCGCGAGGGTGCTGCTGGACCGCACCAGCCACACCCCGAAATGAGGCTCGCCGCTGGCAGAAGCGCCAGGAGCACCGCGATTCCAATGATCTTTCTCATGCTTGCCCTTTCAGCGGGGGACCGCGATCCCGCCGGCGTTCCCCGGTATGATGAGCGACGATCCGGCGCCTGTGGCCCTCTCTATCTTCTCCAGCACAAGCGGCACCCGCTGCACGCCCTCGACTGCGGACATGAACTGCGCGGCCGTGACCTTCTCATCGGCCGTCACCGCTTGCTCTGTACCCGGAGCCCCTGCCCTGAATCCGACGTTCACCGCCAGCGGTTTCTCAGCCGCCGCGTCACCCGCTATCGTGATGATGACCTGGATCACTGCAACACCCCCATGCTGGCAGCCAGCAGCACGGCCGAGAGGATGATGCCGGCGGCTATTGCGTAGAATCGCAGCGCCTTCTCATCTGCCCGCATCCGCCTTTCCTCGGACAACCAGCTATTGCTCATGCCCAGCATCCTTCCTCTCACCTAGGAGCCAGTGCGATCATACCTATCGCGACCAGCATCAGGGGGACAACAATACCGCACCCTACGCCCACCACGATGAAAGCGCTCACCGCACGGATCCACTCACACGAAAGGAGGTATGGAATATGCATCCATACCGAAACCGAAATCAGCCCGGCCACCACCATCGAAATGGACCCCACTGCGCGCATCGCCCTGCTCTCATCGAACTTCATTTGTCCTTCCTCCCGGCATCCTCGACCATGCGCTGGTAAAGATTCGACGGCTTGAGCGCATCGTCCACGAGATTGAAGCCCTTGTGCCCGTTGAACGCATACCAGCACACATCCTCCACATGCGGGATCCCCGTCTCCCTGAATACCCCATACCACTCATCGGGATCGCGTTCGCATCCTGTTTCCGTGAGGATTATCGGAAGCTCCCTGCCGTGCTCACGCAGATAGTCGCGGTTCCCGGCGAATATCGCGTAGTCCCTCTTCGGCTTCTCGTGGTAGTAGTGCAGCGCCCACGCCGAGAGCGGAAACGGCATCCGGTTCGTCCATACCTCGAGAAAATCACGCGCCGAGACCTTCGTCTTTCCGTCCGATTTGCTTTCATTCGAGAGGCCGGGGGCTATGAGGTACATCCCGGGGAATCGGTCGAGGATGATGCGG